TTTCATCGAAGTCTTTGTTTAATGAATCTAGTGCTGTTAATACATTTAGTTTGTCTTCGCCGATGATGTCTTTTAAATCAACTGTGTTCCCGAAGAATGTAACTCTATAAGCATAAGGTTGGTTGTTTTTCATATCAACGCCCTCTAACTTGATTTTACCATCTTTAAAAGGAACTAAGTTGAGTTCTATCCTTGCTGCTACTTTAATACGTGCATCAAAAGCACTTTTGGTTAAAGAAGCGTTTAGTATATCAAAGTTATAATAATGCTTAAATAGTTTGTTGTTTACTTGCGATGCAGGTAACGTGAAAGTCTTTGTAAACGTTGTAAAGATTTTTGCAATATCACGCACATTTTGGATTGTATCTGTAAGACTAACTGTTTCGTCTTTAAATAAATCAACTCTTGTATCTTGTATATATAATTGTAACTCACGCTTCATACTATATTATTAATAATATCGTTAGCATCTTCTACCTCTAATGTATATTGTATTAGTTTGTCGTTTAGTGATGTCTTTTTAGTTAGAGAGCTTGTTACAACGGTAACAGGACGTACTATGTTTCCTTTTAAAATCCAAACATAATCACTCAACATAATATCTTCTATAACTGCATTGTAATCCTCTATTAAGTAATCTGTGTTTAACGTTAAACGCTTTTTACCATTTTTATTAAAGGTTTTTGTTTGATGAGATTTTACATCGTAATTAGATGAGGAATAATTAAATATGTTTCTTTTAAATGTTTCGCTTTTTGTGTTCACGCTTTCTGCTGACTTTAAGAAAAAGTAGAAGTCTTGAGGCATACCAAATTTATTTATAAACCTCATTTTTATCGGAGTGTATTTAGCACTACAAACTCTTTCTATTGCATAAGTAATTGTACTTGCATTTACAGAAGTTGCTGTTGTGCTGACTGTGTATTTAGTTGGTGTACCACTATCCATAGCATAAACAAAACCTGCTGTGTTATCAGGTAAGTACACCTTACTTGTGTTACCTGTGTTAGTAAGCTCAGCATCATCAGGGTCAATCTCTTGATTTGCACCCTCTCTAAATTCTGAATATGCATATAAACCTATATAAGAAAATGTTGTCGCACTACCTATTGTGCTACCTGTTCCGTTTAGACCTGTGTATTTTGTTATGCTTCCTGATATAGCAACTGTGTCAAAATCTGACCCTGTGCTGCCACCGTAGTTTGGAATATAATAATCTTTTGCCAAACTTGATATTTCAAATACTGTTCTGTTGCTTGTTGCGTTTTTAAGTATTGTATATCTAAGCGCACCATCTATTGTTAGCTCTAACTTAGCCGATAGGTGTAATGCAGTAGTAACTGTTTGAAAGCGTGGACTTCTTAATAATATATTAGCCATAATTAATTCTTATTCATATTTTGTGGAAAAAACATTTTATCTTGCTCAATATCAAAAATAAACGCATCTTTCAATTCATTTGGTAAATATTTAAAGGCTTTTTGAAAAGGCTTAGTAAAAAACATACTCGGCTTTATACCTTTCATAAATATACTTCTAGCTACTAAAAACTGTATTGACTTCCTAAAGCCAACCTTATCTATAGTTCTGTTTTTAAACTTGCCGTTTTTTCTAGGAGCTAAACCTTTTCTTACAATCCACTTGTCTAATGATGACGGGGGTGGCATTTTATCTTTATAACTGTATGGCGTATCGTATTTAACTTTTTTCCCGCTTACCCCTAAGTCTTGAAAGAAACCGTATTCTTCCATTAAAAACAATACATCAATACTATCTTTGTATCGGTTGACTTTGTGTTCTAAGCTGTTATATAGTTTTTTTGATGTGTTCTTAGGTTTACCATCCACACCTTTAGTTAGGTTTGTTCTAGCCTGTTGTATAACATACTTAGCGAACTTGTTTAATATTACCTCAACTTCTTTTAACTGCATACGTTGATGTCATTACTTATTAATACATTAAACGTACAAGCTACACCTGCCATTTGATTTTCAAACCTTTCGTAAAAGAACTCACAAGAAGCATCGCCCTCTAGTTGATATTTGTTTTGGTATAATGTGCCTTTACCTAACAGGCCTACTAATTTGTTGGCTACTGCTAATTGTGTGTTAAGTATATCCTGTTCGTTGTTGTTGCCCCTGAAGACATCCGTAGTTTCATCTTTAGATTGGTCAACTATATCCATTGACATTACTGTTATGTTGAAGTTGATTACCTGTTCTTGTATTGTTGCTGAATTGACAATGATATGCGATAGAGGAAAGATAGTTTGTTTAGATAAGTCAACATCAAATATATCGCCTGTTGTAACCGTATTGACATTCTCATCTGCTAAGAGATTTGTTTTAATCGTATCTGTTATTTGATAATATCCTCTTACTCCTTGATTCATTGTTTAAATTTATTTTTTATTTGCTTTGCTTCTACTTCTGCCTTATCTTTTATGTAGCTTAAGGCGTATAAGCAAGTGTGTATGTTTAGTTTAGTGATATCTTTAAATCTCCTAATATCTCCTTTAGCGAGGCTGAAAATTGATTGATACCACCCCCATTTTCTGCCAAAATTTGCTGCTGCGCTAAGGCTTTCTCCTCCTCCCCCAAAGAGCTCATCATAGCTTGAGACAAGTCCATCCCTAAATGATAAAAAAAAAGTATGGAACTCAATACAGCATCCATTGGCATATCTTTCATTATATCAGTTTCCTCGCCTTTGTAATCTTGTATAAGGTATTTATCTTTATGCTTCTGTTTGATAGGCCTGTATAAAACACCCATAGCCCTATGTAGGTTAGGCATATCGCCGATGTAAGTGTCTAAATCTATATACTCACCAAAAGTCATATCATCTAGTTTTGGTATAAATCCATAGCTTAAACCATTCATTTTAAACTCTTTGACTAGCTGAGGTTTTTCATTAAACATATCTGTAAGTATAAGTGTTATTTCTTTAATGCTGTTGGCTTTCATTGCTAATACTGCATCACCCCTTATACCACAAAATATCTCTATCATTTTCATAGCTAAAAAGTTCTCGTCATCATTGTCATCTTGTATTTTTAAATACTTTTGATATTGACCTAATGTTATCTCACTAAGAGTGTCTGGAATGTAAACCTCTACTTTCATATATATATATAACGTAAAAATTAAATGTTTTCGTAAAACTATTGTATTGCATATTTTCCAAAGTTAGGGTTGCTTAACACACTATAAGTTGCATACCTAACAGCATCAATGATATGATTGTTTTTGTCTTCAGGTGTGTTTGTTAACTTACCCGTCTTGTCTTCTTTCCATTTGTAGTTTCTAAACTCTTGTATTGCGTTGTTGCTTGATGTTGTTATGTTTATTTTATATCTTTTTAACAAATCAATACCTGCGTTGATAGAATCTCTACCTTTTAAACTCGGCCTTATATTCCAACCCATTCTGCGTAGTTCTTCTATTAATCTAGGCTCACTACTATCCATATACATTTGGTTTCTGTTAACACCTACTTCCTTAAAAGTATTATGTAAATCTTTAGTAGTCATTTGTGTTCTGTATAAGTGTTCTTTAATGTATAAGTTGTAATCCTTAGTATATACACTAACTAAAGTTGAGGGGTCATTAGAATAACCTGCATCTGCACCATACGCTATAAATTTAGCATCTTCAGGTATTTGGTTACATTCTATATAATTGAAGATAGTTGCCCTACTTACACCTTTTAATCCTAGCCCGTAGATTTGCCAATATTGCTCGTCTGTTTCTTTAAGCCGTTCTATTTCTTTTTTAATGCTGCTTTCTAAGAAAGGGTTGTCTAAGTAGGTTGTGCGATAGAAATCACAATCCTCTCTTGGTATTACCTTGTCGTATATCCAATGATACTCGTCACTTGGGTTGTAGTCAATTATAATTCTTTCATCTGTTCTGAATATTAGCTGTTGCCAATCTTCCCAAGTCAACTCGTTGGCTTCGTTGATAAATAAAAGGTTTCTTTTACGCCCTCTAACTTTTTGTGGCATATCTAAGCTGATGAACTCAACTAAGTTACCATATAATTTATATTCGCTGTTTGATTTGTTATGGTTTTCTTCTTGATAGATATTAAGGTTGCGGAGTATATCTAAGAAGTCACGCATAACTGATGCTCTTAAACTAGGAAATGCTTTACGGCATATTGTTATTGTTTTGTTCTTGTTGCGTGGCGTGTAGTGTAATATTATCCAAAGCAGTATGTTGTATGTTTTGCCTGAACGTGTTCCACCTTGTTCAACAATTATTTTCTTGTCGCTTCTTGTGAGGTGTTTAAATACTTTGTTAGTTTGTATCTTCTGTTTTGTCAATTATCTCTACTTGGAAATTAGTTGGAACACCATCTGCTCCTGTTATCTCTTGTCTTTCAATGTAACCTCTTTTCTTTCCTTTTGTTTTTAAATAAAAGATTGTAGCTGAGGTTGAGTTCTCTGAGATTTGTTTATGCAGTTGACTTTCTGCGAAATCTAATGCTATGTTTTCAATGTCTTTAACTTGATTAGCAAATTCAATATCTTCATTAACCCATTTATAGAATGTGCTTCTAGGTATGTTTGCTTTTTTACAAGCTACTGTAACTACGCCTAAACTTTGCTCAAGGGCTTTTAGCATTGATTCTTTTTTTATATGTCTACTTTTGTTCATATTATTTGTGAAATCCTGATAGAGGATAGAAGATTAAACTATTTCGGTAACCCTCCTCTTTGTGTTTAATTATTTTAGTAACTCCGTGTATGTTATACCATGCGGGGTAAACTAACATACTGTTATTGCTTTGTTCAAACGTGTGGCCAAAATCAGGAACACACAAAGCTCCGCCGTCAGCATCTTTCCTTTTTGTTAATATCACGTTGACTGTGTTTTTAAGGTTGCCTCTATCTTGGTGGAATGGTGCTGCTATATTGAAGTTAGATATACTACTTGTAAATAAGTTACCGAACCTGTATTTTGGTAATGTAGTTTCTTCTATTAGTTTTTTTTGTGATTCATACTGTTCTGGCATATATTGTTTAATCAACTTTTCACTTTCTAGACAAGCGAGTAGCATAGCCTTGATGAATGTCTTAGCTTTTTTGTTTGTGTGGACTGCCGATACAGAATTATACGGCCTCCTTAAATGTGGTTTAGCTAATACGCCACCTAATATAGTTGACATTTGAACTGTGTTTCTGGCCTTAGCCTCTGCCCTGCTTATGCCGTATTTCTTTTGCATCTTATATACATCAGCTCTTTCTAGAAGTGATTTAGGCACGTTAGGGGATAGGAACTCTTTGTTGGCTATGGTTATGTATTGTTTTAATTTATCAGGCAAGTCTGTTAAGTAGAAACCTATTATTTGCCCTTCATGTTTAAGTAAACAACTTTCTGTTACTGTTGGTGCCATAAACTCGCAACGCTTTCCTATTTTAATATCGTGCTCTCTTTTTTTCAGTTCTAATACTTTCATATCAATATTTCGTTTTTTCTTTTTGTGTTTAACTTAACCTTGTCTCCCCATTTAGATTTTAATATCATAATGTTTTTTTGTTCTTCTTGGTCGTTTCTTATATCAACCGCACCCCCTTTGTTTGAATAATGCTTAAAGGTAAACAAATATTTTTGATACCTCAATACCTTAGCTTTCTGTATGTGCTGTAATGTGTAATCATAATCTTCTTTTAATGTAAGCTGTGTATCAAACCTAAGTTCATTTGGTTTCACAAATAACATATCACCAATACAAAATTTATTCTCAACAACAAGTTTAGTAGCAAAGAAATAATTATCCGTAGGAGGCACGCCCATTAAATAAACCCCTTGTATTTTGTTAAACTTGTTTACTATATCTTTTATTGCGTTATCTAATTGTATTTCTTTAGATTGATAAAAACTTTTATTTAACTTAACTTTTTTTATATCATCACTAAGCTGAACGCATATCTTATTTTGTTTAAATGCGTGGTCTAAGGCAAAGTTTCTGCTATTCATTAAGTTGCCTGTATCGTAAACATGTTTGCACCCGTTTTGTTTATACAAATTACTTTGTCCGTTCTTCACGCAGAAAATGTAATCTTCTTTTTGTTTAGCGTCAAAAGGTAAATCGTTATATCTGTTTGCACTAATTACATATACGTTATGCTTCATAGTTTTGCATAGCTTTATAAAACAAATCTGACAAGTCAACCTCTTTTGTTTTTAACTCATCATACATCTTTTTTATTGGCTCAAAGTCTTTAGCTGGATATTCTAGTATGATTGATTTCTTTGTCTGTTCATACATTGTGTTGATTTGTTCTTCTACATCTATTTCATCTAATACGCTGTAATCTATTTCTTCTTCTGGTTGCCATACATCTAAACCCCAATCTTTTAAATCTTTGTTTTGCCATTCGTTTGCTAACAAATCCCAATCCCACTCACCGAAGCTACTATTATCTTTTATAATGAACTCTTTCTTTTGTTTTTCTGTTAAGCCATCAGCCTGTATTGCATATATTTCTGTAAGCCCTGCTTTTACGGCAGCTTTGTATCGCATATTACCGCCAAGTATAATATTGTCTTCATCTACAACGATTGGCCTTAGCTTCAGCATTTCAGGAAATTCAGATATACTTTTAACTAATTTATCAAACTTGTAATCCTTAATGATTCTAGGATTGTTTGGATTGTTTTTAACTTTGTCTATTTTTATTTTGATAGGTTTCATATCTATATAACGTTAATTATTTTTATTTTCTTTCTTTAATAGCTTATCTACTTGTTTCTTAACTACTTCTAAGCTATAATACATTTGACTTGCTATATTCTCTAATCTTTTAATTCTTTGTATTTGTGTAAACTTTTTCGGCTTCATTCTGTTCCTGATAT